ACGGTTCTCTATTCCAAGCCAAGCAATCCTGCGTTGGTTACTGCCATTGAAATGATCGTGAATAATTGTCACGAACAATACTACGGCATCACCCCATTGTGTCCCACTGGCCCTACGCTTCTTGGTGCAGCACTAGCAGCAAATGGCGGCAATGTCAACCACGTTTTTGGTGACTACATGGAGCTTACTCCCACGCATGAACAGAAGAACCGAGCGTTCATTCTTCCTGATGGCACGATCATGGCATGGAGCAAACCATCTGGCGGTGGTGATCTCACTGGAGTGGGAGCCAAAGGCGTAAACAACTACAACGAACTATGGCACGCACGGAAGGTGTATGAAACCGTTTGATTTGCAAATGTATGCAGTGTGCATGCACGACATGCCGTTGAAATTTGCTTCACAGACCAACATGCAAGTGGTCATTGCCAATGCTTGCAAGCTCACCATAGAGCAGCGCACCTTTCATGAAATCCAAGGTCATCTTCTTGACGACGAAGGCCATAGCATTTCAATGCTCAATCCATGGTGGGGAGAACTTACGGCAGTGTATTGGCTGATGATCAACAGCAATGCACAGCTCATCGGCAATTGCCAGTATCGAAGGTTTTGGGATGAAGATGCACTTGCTCGTGCTGATGAGCGCGTGTTGTACACTTCCGAACCCTGCGCTTTCAACTGCTCTCTTGCCACTCAATTCAGAGGAGGCCATTCCTTTCCTGGCATTGAAATGACGATGGCATTGGCAGAAGCTGGCAAGCTTCCATTTTCTGCAGAGGAAATGGCTGCCGTGTGGAACCAGAACGTCTTCCAAGGCGGCCCGATGCTGTTTGGTCCTAGGCAGTCCTACGAGCGCGTGATGAACAGTCTCTTCGATTGCCTGTGGCCCATCTGGGAGGAGTTCAAGGAGCCCATCATGACGCTACAAGGTTACGACCAACGAGCCATGGCTTTCCTCAGTGAGCGCTTACTATCTGGGCTGATGCTGTACAAGGAGAAATTCTTTGGTAGTATGCCCATGAGTCGCGCCCCGATGGGCTTTATTGGCTAATGGCACACACGCTTCTGGACCTTGGCAAGCAGCCATTGGCAAACAATCTCTGTCGCACTGCAAAAGAGGCTATGGCAGCCGAACGCTTCCCTTTGCTGGCAGTGGTCGAGGATGATCTCACCATCCACTTGGACTACGCAGTGGAACCAGCCAAGCTCTATCAGCACTACCTCTACCGTAGCGGCACGAGTCAGCCATACATTGATCATTGCGCTGCCCTTTATCAACGCTTCAAACACCTCAAGCACGATACGATCATTGACATTGGTGGCAATGATGGCACCTTGCTAAAAACTTTTCAATCGCAATCGCAAGAAAAGTTACGACTTATCAATGTGGACGCAAGTGAAAGTGTCAGAAAGCAAAATGAAGAGGCTGGTATTGAATTCATTAATGCTTACTGGGGCGATGAAGTGGATGTGCCGAAGGCTGACATCATCACTTCCGCCAATGTATTTCAACACACGAAAGACATTCATGCCTTTCTTCGTGGCATCCAGAAGCATCTAGATGGCGTGTGGATTCTTGAGTTTCCCTATGCTTTGGAAACCATTCTCACTGGCCAGTTTGATCAATTTTACCATGAGCACTATTATTACTGGCTACTTTCCCCATTGGAAAAATTGTTTAAGCAGTACGGACTGAAGATTATTCATGCGTTGCCGCAAAATATTCACGGTGGTACAATGCGTCTATGGATGACCAATAAAGAACCCAGTGCTCCTGCCGTCAATCTTTCTCGTTTTACCAAACATGAGCAAGCAGTTGTAGACGAAGGACCATTTCTTTTCGGCAATGCTCTCAATAGCACTGGCGATGAATTTATCCATGGATTGACAAGTGGTGAATGGGGGAAAGTTTGTTTCTTTGGGGCAGCGGCTAAGGGTTGCGTGTTCCTTAATGCCCTCAATCTAAACATTGACACTGTTGGTGAAATGGTAGTCATTGATGACACACCAGAGAAGCAAGGCCTCTTTATTCCTGGCACTGGCTTTCAAGTGGTTGATAGGAGCGTGTTGCCAGAATACGACACTGTTGTCATCCTTGCTCATAACTTCAAGGAGCACATCATGAAATCATTGGCCAGGGAGTGGAGTGGCAAGATTGTTACCCTCCTCCCGGTAATGTCATGAATCAGCGTTTCGTCATCTACCATCTCTATCAAGCGCACCACTGGGAGCAAATCTTTAGCGAGCAAATGGGCCTGCTGATGCTCAGTGGGCTTTTTGATGAGGCAGAAGTGATTGTTTCAGTGAATGGTTCTTCCCCATTGCCGAAAGGACCATACAAGCAAGTGTATCGAGAAGATGGTTTCTCTGAAAAGCCATCTCTTTTGCTTGCAAGGCATTATGCAGAATCATTCCCGGATTCGCAAATCCTTTACTTTCATAGCAAGGGCATTTCGCATCCCACCAAAAACCAGGATGATTGGCGCATGATGATGCAACATTTTATCCTGATGGACTGGCGGCGAGCATGCTTGCTGCTTGACGATCATGACGTGGTGGGAGTGAACTGGCGCTCGTTTCCCGTGGAGCATTCCTCTGGCAACTACTGGTGGGCCAATGCTTCTCACCTTGCTAAGCTGGATCCTGCTTTCTTGAATGACCATGATCGAATGAGCCAAGAATTTTGGATTGGCTCCATTCCGGCCAAAGTGCATAATATGCACGAAACTGGCATCGACCATTACAACCAGTCCTGCCCTTCCCATAGTTACTGTTCTTCTTATTTCCAACCATGACTCTTCGCGAAATCATTGCTCATTACGACATCAATGGCCACGAGAAAGATGGTGGCACAGATAAAGACACCTTTCACTCCTACATTGAGCTTTACGAGCGACTTTTAGCTCCCTTCGTTGACAAGGCAATCACGCTGGTTGAAATTGGCATTCAATATGGTGGGTCGATGCTGCTATGGCAGGACTACTTGCCCAAGGCTGAATTTGTCTTTGTGGATAACGTAAATTGCATTTCCCCCAGGATTCTTGAGCATGTGGATCGAGATCGTACTTCTATCTTGTTTCAAGATGCCTATAACGACATTGGAGCAGAGGATGTGGACTATCTTGCAGAGTCTGGACCTTCTGGCGGCATCGACTTTATCATTGACGATGGCCCGCACACGCTGCAAAGTCAAATTGATTTCCTGCGCCTTTACCTTCCATTGCTCAATGAAGGCGGCATTGCCCTGATTGAAGACGTGCAAGATGTGCAATGGTTTGCGAGCCTAGAAGCAGAAGTGGAAAAACTAGGCAGTGGGTTTACTTTTGAGCGAGTGGATCTTCGCAGTGTCAAGGGGCGCTACGATGATTTAGTGTTTGTAGTTACAAGGCTTTGAACATGGACCACAAAAGTGATGCTTATTGGGACGGCTACATCAATGCAATGATGGAGGGCGTTGAAGAGGGAAAGGCCTAAGGGGAGACGCTGAATCGTTCTCCCCTCCATCGCCTGTACGGGCTGCAGCGCGTCGTGGGCTTGAACTACGCAAGAAGCATGGCAAAGGCGGCCTGACCACGCAGGAGGCCGGAAAACAAGGCATTGGGAGTGGAGTGGCTCGCGCCACTTCATTGGCCAATGGCGAAAGTGTAAGCTATGAGACAATCAAGCGAATGGCAGCATTCTTCTCTCGCCATGAAAAGAATTTTGCAGGTGGAGAAGATGATGCGGGATTTATCAGCCAACAATTATGGGGAGGCGCCGCCGGTAAAGCTTGGGCAAATCGCGTGATTAAGATGGTTGAAAAGCGGCAGTCCAATGAGTGATTACGTTCAAGTGATCGAGAGGGAAGACGAGGACGGCATTGGCGTGCTGAAGGCACTTGGAGTGCTTTCATCGAATGAACATAGGAATACCAGTGAATGGCATTTGGTGGAGAAGCAATGCTTCAAAAATGGTCGCCTTGACGAAACACACATTTACTGTGAATCCGTCTACCGACAGCCAGACTCCTATTTTGATCCAGTGAAGATGTTGGTCTTTGAAGTGCAGGCAATTGCTAAATCATATATCATGGAAAATATTGAGGATCAGTTGCGAGAGTTGCGCGAAGATGACGAAGACGAAGATTAATACCTCGCGGCATTGACCACATAATTAGGCATGCCTAGCAACCACAGAACAGACAAGTTATAGAGACCACTGAGAGTGGCAAGCTGAACAGCAGATGGCTCTGTTTCGGCTTTTTCCATGCGGCAGTAGGTGGCTTGGCCAATATGCAAATACTGGGCAATGTCTCGTTGCGTTAGGCCGCTGTCTTGCCTAGCGTCTTTCATGCGTTCAGCCACAATCAATCGCCGCTGATAATGAGGCATTCGCAAGGCATTGATGCTATCAACCAAAACCCTAGTCATTTGATTCATCCATGGTTCAAGAATCATAACATGCGCATTCTTTTGCGTTATTCTTAATCTATGAGCACCACTTGCTTTCGCTACGATGTAGCGCCAATTGAGAAGTACGAACTCACTCCAGAGGGTTACCTCCGGTGTTGGTCTACTATCGCTCGCACTGGTGTACAAATGTACACTGATGCAGACGGCTCGGTTCGGCGTGAATATCGTCCCGAAACTGAAGTGGCGTCTCCCGAAAGCTTAGCCTCGTTTGCGGGCAAAGCAATTACTCTCGAACATCCACCAGTCCTGCTTGATAGCGCCAATACAAAGGACTATCAAATTGGCTTCAGTGGCACCGAAGTGGTTTATGACAATGGATTCGTCCGTGCTGTCATGACAATCACTGACCAAGATGCTATTGAACGTATTATGCGTGGTGATGCAAAAGAAGTCAGCGCTGGTTATCGCGTCAATTATGAAGCGAATGCTGGTGTAACTGATGGCGGTGAGAATTACGATGGCATCCAAAAGGAAATCAGCGGAAATCACATTGCTGTTGTTCGCAGGGGCCGCGCTGGCCCGCAAGTGAAGCTACATCTAGACCGCCTAGATGCTGCCGATCCTTCTCTAATAACTCCTATCGAGGAACCGTCTATGACTGCCAAAGTCAATTTTGATGGCGCCGAGTTCGAGGTGACCGAGAGCGTAGCTCTGGCTGTCACCAAAGAACGGGAAGATGCCAAAAAGTCCTATGAGGACATGAAGAAAATGTACGATGGCATGATGTCCGAAGCTTCCAAAATGAAGGAAGAAATGGATGCCATGCACAAGGAAATGAAGGGCAAGCAAGACTCCGCCGAGGGTCGTGCTGATGCTCTTGCTGAAGAGAATACAGCCCTCAAGGCTGATCTTGACAGTGCCAAGCAAGTCAATGTTGACAGCCTTGTTGAAGAGCGCATTGCTCTCATTGACAAAGCTCGTCCTTCTCTTGATTCTGCTTTTGATTTCGCTGGCAAATCTGTCCGTGAAATCATGGAAGCATCCATCAAGGCTGTTCGTGGTGATTCTGATCTGTCGGTTCGTTCCGATGATTACGTTACTGCCATGTTCGATACCTTGGTTGAAGCTGGTTCCCGTGACGATTCCGGCACGCAAGAACTACGCCAAGCCGTTGCTTCCATTGCTTCCCCCATGTCTGCGCCCTCTTCCTACATGGAACGGACGCAAAACGCATGGAAAACTCCCCTCTCCGTCTCTAAGGAGCGCTGATCCATGGCCGTTACTTTTTCCGCCTCGGGGACTGCCTCTGTTAATGGCGTGCAACAAAGCTATGCTTTCACGCATGACCGTTTTCACGAAGGTCAACTCTCTGACATTCGCGACAATACCATTGGCACCTTCATCAACGAAACTGCCGTTGTGCAGCCTTTCGGTGGTGTGCAAGTGTACAACGTGGCTGGCACTGTTGCCAACTCTGCTACTACCATCTCTGGCGCTAGCGACACTGTTCTTGGCCTAAATGTTCTCACTTATGTTGACGAAACTGCACTGAATGGCGATGGCCGTCCTGGTGTGAAAGTTCAGCAAGTGATGAACGTAGCCAACGAAGGTGCTGTTGCCGTCTATGTGACTGGCACTGTCACTCCTGCTTCAGTTGTTCGCGTGCTTTATGTGGCTAGCGGCACTGGCAAGATTGGTCAATTCAGTCATGCTTTTGCTTCGGGCAAGACCGTGCGTCTTTCCAACGCTCGCTATCTCACCTCTACCACTGGTAGCGGTCTGGCAGTTCTTGAGCTGAACGGCCCGAGCTTCACTCTCTCCGCCGATTCTTGATAGGAGCACCCTCATGACCGATTTTCGCATGGATACGGCGGGCCTGTTTCTTGAGCGTCAGCTTGAGTACATCCGTCCCCAAGTATTTGAGATTCAGTACGCTGACATCAAATACTCGACCATTTTGCCTGTGACCAGTGAAGCTGGTACTGGCGCACAAACGTTCACCTATCGGATCATGGATTCGACCGGTGAATTCCGCCTGCTTGCTGACGCTGCTTCTGACCTTCCCCGTGCTGACATCAGCCAGGTGGAAAAGAGCATCAACATTCGCTCCTTTGGTGGTTCCTTCGGTTATACCGTTCAGGAACTGCGGGCCGCTCAAATGGCAAACATTGCCCTTGAGCAACGTCGTGCTGCTGCAGTGCGTCGTGCCTATGAAGAGAAAGTAGAAAGCGTTGCTCTCTTTGGTGAAAGCACTGTTGGCCTTGCTGGCTTCTTCAACAATTCTTCTGTTGACATTGTTGCCGCTGATAAGTGGTTCACCACTGCTGCTATCACTGCTCAAGAAATGAACGAACTGTTGAATTATGGCGTTAGCGCCATCATCAACGGCTCGAAGATGAAAGAGCAGCCCGACACCATCCTGCTGGGCTACGAAGACTACAACAAGGTCAGCACCACCCGCAACTCCGATTCTTCGGACGTGACGGTTCTGGAATACTTCCTGCGCACCAACCCCTACATCCGTAACGTTGAGCCCATCAACCAACTGACTAAGGGTAACAATGGTGGCAAGCTGAATACCAGCCGTATGGTGGTGTACAAGCGTGACCCTGAGAAAGTGCAACTGCACATCCCTCAACCCCTTGAGCTATTCCCTGCTCAACAGCGCGGTCTTGAGTTCATTGTCCCTGCTCACGCTCGCGTGGGTGGTGTGGCTTTGTACTACCCCAAGAGCGTCATCTACGTTCAAGCTTCTTCTTGAGCCTAGAAAGAAAAGGGCGTTAAGCTGTCAGCAGTTCTTAAGAACATTTCACAATGCTAATCGCTTACCGCCCGGATCTTGAA